GCAGTTACAAAATTCAAATTTAAAACAATTATTTTGTTCATCCAACTTTTTGCGAAATATACCGAATCTTCCTAAAACCTTGGAAATATTGTATTGTTCTCAAAACTATATCAAGGTATTACCGAAACTACCATCACAATTAGAATATTTATCATGTAATGATAATAAATTGGTTTGTATACCAGAATTGCCAGATACAATATATTGCATACAGTGCGCTAATAATAATTTATCGTCCATTCCGACACTGCCGAAATCGTTAAAAATATTAGTATGCAGTAACAACAAAATAATGAAAATTCATGAACTTCCTCCATTTTTAGTAACATTCAATTGTTCAAAAAATCCACTGAAAGAGTATCCAATATTACCGCCTTCTATTGTGAATTATACGATGTAAAATATATGTACAAACATTTTATTTTTTTTATAATACAAGTATATAATGTATATTTACAGCGATGATGAAATCGATAAAATAGTAGAAATCACAAAAAAATACGAAGCAAATGATTATAAAAAACCGATGTTATTGTTGATTGGAAATTTTGTAATTTTAGGGATTCTAATATACATTTTATATTTATCTACCACAAGTTATGAATATTTACCTATTTCATTTTCAATAACTGTATTGTTATCATTATTTATATTAAGAAATTTATCTGGTTCAACAAATAGATTTTTTGATAATACCATTCTTATTGGAAATTTATTTTTTTCTCTAAAATCATTTGTGCTGGTCGGCAAACTTGCTCTTTAAATGTTTTATCTGCATCTCTGGCTACCGCTAAATTAACCCCTTCTGGAGTTCCGATTTTATTAATTGGCACACGATGGGCTAATAGGATTTCATCTCTATTTGATTTACGGTAAACATTAAATGAAGACTCTTGTGGATTTGCCTCCACAGGCTCCATTTTAAATTCAGTTTTTGAGTCTGGAGTATCCCCTGGAAGTGGAATATATAGAGATCTATGATTCTTGCCTTTCAATCCAACCTGGAAAAATTCAAGCAATTTTCTTTCTGATTCTGGAGAAAGCTTTGCTCCCTTTACTGTAATAATATATCTTGGTACCGCTTTGTTTTCAAAGTAGTCTAGGTTATATCTACCCGATAATTCATTACCTGCGAGTGCTACCTGTGCGGCAATAATGTCTGGAATACCATAGTAGTTATTCATAGGGGTATATTTCTTCAAATGAATAATTTCATTTGGGCGATCTTCTTGACCAGCAATTGGATTCTCTGTCATATTGTCTCCAAAATTGCTGAAGTAAACAGCCTTACCATAAAGCAATTGAATAAAGCCATCTCTTAGTCTACGTACACGCATTGTTTTTGCTGGGATGTGCCCAATGTATCCAATGTTTCCGCCTGTAGTTCTTCCTATTTCAATATAGCCATTTCCTGTTGCTTCTAAATCTGTATACACCTTAATTAAAGTTTGAGTAAAAGTATCTTCCTCATTTGTAGTATCAAGCCATGCGTGAATATCTTGGCGCAACTTGCTTATTTTTCTACGTGCTCTTTCAAGAGACTTGTCATCTGTGAGTGCATCAAGTGCATCATTTGTTTTCTTTGTTTCTACAAAATCATATCCTAGGCCAACTATGTTGGCAACCTTTGCATTTATTGCTGCATAGTTATATGTTGATGTTTCATATACTACCGAAAGATATTCAAGGTTGTATGTTGGCTCTACTAAGTCGAACATAGCATATCCTGTAATAGCTTGTGCTAATAGGTTTTGCTGTGTTCCCGTTCCTTCTACGCCAGTAAATGATTTAGAAAACTCTCTGCTTATCTTGCGTTTAAATGAGGCACCTAGACCTCTAACTTTTTTTAACTCATCTACTCCAACCGCAAATGGGTCATTGCTTGTTTGATCCTTTTTTAGTGAGAACCAGTCTGCTGTGTTTGAAATATTAATTATGTTTTCAGAACTCTCATCATCAATAAATTCTACGCTCATCTCATACCCCTTAATTTTTTCATATCGTCTTTATAGCTTCCAATATCTAACGGGTCTGGAACTAATCCCCATTCGAGCCTTTGCTTCTGATGTTCAAATTCTTCATC